GTTTGCATCAGCAGCATCAAATATCTTTGACTGCATGATGTAAGGTCTGATTGCTTGAGCAGGGTGACCTACAGTTCCCCCACCAGTTATGGTGAAATCGATAGTAGCCATTAGTTATCCCTCCTATGCAAAATCTATAACGCCACGTACAAGAGCTTCAGGTCTAAGGACTTTTCTTCCAAAGACATGTAACCCTCTAACAACGTCAGAGAATGATTCAGTTGAACGTACCACTTCAGTCTTAGCGATGTGAGACGCTGTAGCTGCAGCAGAAATATGACCTGCTAAGATAACATTTTCAGAAGCGTCTGTTGCGACACCTGATAGTGTTACTTGGTCTGTACCTGCTGTACTATTTAGTGCAGTAGACTTGTAGCAACTAAATCCTGCAAGTGTACCCGGAGTTGCAAGTCCGTTTCTTAGGTTTGAAGAAGCATCGCCAGTTACCTGTACTTCTGCCATCTTGTTACCTGCTTGAAACATCTTCTCGTAGAAGATTGGAGGAGCAACAAACCATCTATTCTCTTCTGGAACAGACTGGTCATCAAGTATTCTTGCCATTAATAGCATGAGGTTGATACCTGCATCATCTGTCTCCACGTTAATTGGAGCAGACGCTGTTCCTAAAGCTGTATTAGTAGTTGTTAATCCACCTGATAAACTTGCATCATCAGCACCTGCAAGACCTGCACCGTCTGCTAATGATTGCAACACGTTTGCATCGTATTTTCTCTTTAGAGCAAAAGCACCTGAAGAAGTTGCTAATGCTTCAAAGTTAACATGCGAGTGTCTTTCCTCGATGTCATCGATTTTAAATGCAAATGCGTTAGCTTGGTCAACGGTCAATGTTATTTGATCGTCTGCCAAGTCCTGTGTATTTACCACAGAACCTCTTGTATAACTGGATACAGTTATTGTTGGTTCTTTGATAATGTTCACAGTGTCGCCAAAGTTTTCAATTTCTCCTGTGTAATCAGTATTCGTAATATCTTCTGCAACCGAAGCACGTCTGAAGAACTTGAGAACTTTTTGGCTGAAAATTTGAGGAGCGAAATTACCAGAAGGTAAATTTCCGTATCCTGCAGCAGTTCCGAAAGCCATTTTTCTCTCTCCTATTTTTGAGGTTTTTAGCTGTTCATATTAATTCGCCCTTCTTGCCGTGCCAAATCGATTTCGGCTTCCACCTTTTCGAACTCCCACGGTTTAAGTCTGGCGATATCAGATCCTTTCCAAATCTTTTTAGTTGAATCCTTTGTTGCAACGTCTTTAGGCTGTTGCCTTATTACAGATGCTGCGGCATCAGATTCTTTAGACTTAGTAGGTTTCTTATTAGAGATTCCCATCTCTGCTTTGTAAAGAGACACGACCTTACCTGCCCATTTTGCGTCAGTATTGTTTTTATAAATACCGTCACTTAATTGTTGAGGTTGTTCGTCAAGCCACCCTAAAAACTTTTCATTTGTTTTAAGATCATCAAAATCAGGATGTAGTCTGAGAAGTTCTTCAAAAGCTTTTTCTTTTTCTAAACTTTTCTCTCGCTGTTTAACTGATTCTAAATCTTGTCTTAGTTTTGCAATCTTAGCTTCAGATTGTACACCTGCCACTGTTTCAACAACTTGAAATACATCAGGGTACTTTTCTTTGAACTCTTCAAGTTCTTCAAGTGTCTTAGGTGGTGTTGCACCTCTAGGTAACTCTTGAGTGTGTTGCTTAAATGTATCAAGCTCTCCCATGAGTTGTTCACGTTCACTTTTAAACTCGTTGAGTTTTGTGTCATAATGTTTTTTTAAATCATCATAACGCTTTTTGTAATCGTGATCCTCTTGTTGCTTCGCTTCTGCAAAACTATTTTCAGAAGGTTTTGGTTTCTCTTGAGTAGCCACTTGCGTGGGGTCTTGAGTTTCTTCTGTTTGTTCCTCTTCATCTTTGTAAACATCTTCACGATATTTACCACGATAAAGATTCTCGTTATTTGTTACTCCAAATGAATCGTTTGGTTTGTTGGCTCTTACGCCCTTTACTTGTGTTGCCATAGTTTTATACCTCATATTGCAGTGCCACTGGCTGTGGGTAGCTGCTTCGGTTCGTCAGGGCCACTTATGTGGGTAGCTGACTAATTCTTTTTTTAAAAAGCAGGTGTTGCTCCACCTTTTTCATAATCACTTCCTCTAAACAGAAATGATCCACCCTTTGATTCAGGTATTCTTGGTTTAGTTTGACTTTTACGTTCTGGTATTTCTATAAAACCTTCTGGTATTCCTGTCTCTGTTTTAGGTAAAGGTTGTGTTACAAAACCAAAGTCTTTAGGTCTGTAGTATATATGTTGAAAAACACCCTGTACCTTTTTACTTCTGTCTGTTTCTACATACTCTCCAGAATCTACTTTCTTTTTAAAATCTTTTGCACCTGATGATGTTGGATTTTTAAAAAACAAAGCTCCTTTTGTAAAATCTTTTCTAGCACCTGCGATAACTTCTTCTGCTATATTACGTATTTTCAAATATTTGTTCTTGTTCTTTTTAAATATTTTTAAAGTATTTCTAAATTTAGTTGGTTCAAGGGCATTGAATTGAAATATTTTATCTTTGGTGTACGTTCTTTTTGTAAGTTCATTAATTAAAGAGTTGCCAAAATCTTTGTAACCTTCAGCATCTGCTCTGTTAACAAACACGTGAGCCACACCTTCTAAACCTTTATCTCCTAAAACGTTTGCTTCTTCGTACATCATAATTGATAAAGCATCAGCTAAAGGTAAAGATCGTAATATTTTTTCTGTTTCTTGTCTGGCTTTACTAGGAGTTGAATAACGTTCTTTGTATTTTATATCGTCTAAGGTTATTACACCACCTTGTCTAGCTTGTCTAGCTTGTGGCTTTTCTTGATTACCTTGCTTCTGTCGTCTGGTAACTTCTTTTTTACCACGATTGTTTATTTTTTCTAGACGATCATACCCTATGATCTTTGCTATTTGAGGAGGAACTACGACCTCACCTCTTGAGATCATTATATTAATTTGTTCTCTACTTGGTATTGTAGTACTTTGCCCAGATTTGTCAATACTTTGTCCTACTTTTTCATACGCCTTTGTTAACATTTCGCTAATATCATCTGATCCTGCATACTCTACGGCAGGAGCATTTATAACAAAAGTACCATCTTTAACTTCTAGGGGTATATCATCTGCAATGGTTGTTTGATCACTAAACTTTTCTGGAGGACCTTCAATAAAACCTGCAGGTTCAACTTCACCTCTACCACCCAATGCAAACTTTTGTCCTATCTGCCCACCGTATCGTGTAGAGAATCCCATGTCGGATGAATCACCACCAGAGCTACCTCCTCCTCCCGGACTATCATTGTTGTCACTGTCATTATTATCGTAGTAGGTGTTATAATCTACTTGAGGAGTTGTATCTTGAAAGTTTGAATATATATTATCTGTAACACCATAATCATCAGGAATACTTGTATTAGCTTCTTCCTCTCGTATTTGTCTTTCTACTTCTTCTCTTTGTTTTCTCTGTGCTTCAGCAAAGTTTGCAGCTTGTGCCTTTGCTATTTCTACATTTAAATTTTTTGTTTTATCCGATCTTACATCAGCTAATATGGCTTCTATCTTTTCAGTTCCAAGTCCTGTACTTTTACCTATAGCTTCTGATGCTGAACGAGGTCCCATACCATACGTTCCATTTATATCGTGATATCTACCCCTATCATCATACATACCACCTTTTCCTGTAGGTGTTCCTGCTGTTCCAGTTTCAGTTTTGTAATCGTATGTACTCGGAACAATGCCCTTTGACAAAGCATCTATTCTTTGTAATTCTTCTTGGCTTAATCCTATTGCACCAGTGCCACTGTAAGCAAACTCACCCGGGGCCCGTGATACAAGTTGACCACCTATGTATTGAGCAAATCCTCTAGTATCAGTCTTTGGATCTCGTAATGATGCCTGTATAGCACTTATGTTGTCATATTGTATAGACATATTTATATCGTGAATAGCACCCAACGCAAAGTGATTAGGTCTAAAGCTTGGATTGCCTAACGGATCTTCTACTGTTTTACCGTTTGCAAAACCCATAGCTACACTCGTTATCATAGGATTCATACCTAGCAGTCTAGCTCCTGTCTTAACACCTTTATTTACTAGACTTTCTTTTGATACAAATCTTTCAAGTCCTTTCTTTGCTTCTGCTGCTGTCTTTGGTACACCTGCTGTATATATATCTTGTCCAAAAACATTAAATGGTGTTTTATCAGCAAATCCTGCTTTTGATAGTGCATCTCCATAAGTTCCTATACTCATGTCGTATATATTTGCAGAACTAATTTGACCTTTATCATACACAGATTCCATTTCAGAAAACGACAAGGTTGATTGATCTTCTCCTGAACCACCTACAACATTTACATTTACATCGTCTTTTTTATCATCTTCATCATCGTCATTTTTAAATTTGAGAGATATGCCAGTTCCTAAAGTGTCATCTAAACTTTGCTCGTAGAAATCAACATTGCCTTTACTGTATTGTTCCTTTGATAACATATCCTTCTTCTCTGAAGGTGGCTCAAAGTAAGTAAGACCGTAGTCAAATGCAAAGTCAAAAATGTCAGACATTCTTAATTATTCTTTCGTGATTATTCTTCAACTCTAGGAGCATTTCCAGTAAAGCCAGTTTCCCCTGCAGTTGGCGTAGCTCCGACTCCGATTGTGCCGTTACCAGACCCTTGACTGTCAGTTCCTTCAGGCTGTTGAGGTACTCCACTAGGTTGACCCATTCCTTGCTGTTGATTAGTGGCGACAGCATCCTCGCCTGTTCCTTGTTGTACATTAGCCATCATTCCTTTTAACATTTCAGCGTATAGTTGTGCTTCGTTGGCATCGTTGACTAACGTATCAGGATCAATATCCTGTGCTATTGCAAGTTCTCTTATTAAGTTTGGTATCTTTATGAAAGGTGCAAGCATTGGGTTAGATACGGTTTGAAGCAAGGCAGTTAATCTTTGTGTACGCACTTCTTTTTGCATAACTGCTGCAACCCCACGAGGTTTTATTTCTAGATCCCCTTTTATCTCTCCTAGATCATCGTTGAACTGCATGTTCCATTGAAACAAAGACTCGCCCAATGGTTTTAGTAAATGATCATCTATATTCTTTATGACTGTTTTCATTGCCAGTCCTGCTGAACCCATCAACATGGATAGTCCTGCAGCGGTTCTACCAGTTCCTGTTACACCTGTTTGTCCGTGTAATATTGATGGTATACCTGTATCTTCATCAGCAAGTTGTCGTGATATCTGATACATCTGTATGTTCTCTGGTGCAGTGTTTGGAAACTTTAATCCGTTGATTGCTGTTCCTGTTACACCTGACTGTCGTCTAAATATCTTACCGGGGAATATATCCATATTCTGACCGGGGACTAAGCTTGCTTCGTCTACGTCAAACACAAGATTACCTGCTAGTGCTAAGTTATCAATAGCCATACGATAATGACCGTTCATTAGCTTTTGTGAGTATTCCATATTCTCTGCAACACCGACACCCCATATTTGATAAGGATCTATCTCAAATGGAAAAGCTTGGAAAGGTATTCTTGCAGGTGTGAATGGGTTCATTACACATCTGATAACCATACCACCACATACCCATACATTGACTTGTAGCTGATCAAACTCTGACATCTCGTTGGAGTTTTCCATGCCAACTTCGTTTGCAAGTTTTTTATCTATGACACCCCAATACTCAAGAACTTCGTATCTGTTCTCTTGGTAGTAAGGTTCAGTATCATCCTCACGAATAGTATCTTCGTAATATTTATCTTCGTAGTTAGGACCTTTAGTAAGACACTCTTCAATAGCTGACGCATCAAAGTATGGTCGCTTAATTAGACCACGAAGTTGTTGACGGTTCATACGATGTCTTTGTATCACGTACTCACAATCTTCAATGCTTGTCGCAGATGGATCAGGATGAAAATCCCACAGAGATACATATTCTATACGTGGCATTATCTTTTCATACGGACTGTATTCTTTTTGCCCAGTATCAGGATTCATCTGCCAGTTGTGAACACGTTTGTAAAAGTTTAACGGACCTTTGACTATGCCTGTTCCAAGTAGTGCTGATTCAAATATAGCTTTACGAAATACGTTGACTGCGTTACTGTCCATAAGTTGATCGTGAATACACTTCTCCATATTCATAGCCATCTTCTGTGCAGGTTTAACTTGTGGCTCACCCATCTTTGCAGGTCCTGATGCCAACATGTCAGGAAAATCATTACCGTACGTTCCTAACTTGTGTGGTTCACGAGCCGACATAGCTCCGGGAGGTAACTCTCTACCATCTCCTTCAAAACCAAATGGATCAACTGGTTGTTCAGCTTCGTCTACTGGAGTTTTCATGTGAGCAAACTCCTCGATGCCTTCAGGCATAGGAGTAGGTTCTACAACAAGTGGAAACTTTTTGTTACTAAAAAGTATATCCACTATCTGTCCATACGCAGCAAGAACTTTAGTTTTAGTTATCTTAATAAATACTTTTGATCTTTCGGAGTCACGATACTGAGTTGTAGAATCGTAAATACCTTTAAAGTTTTTATAAGACTGTAACCACTTTAGTTCGTGAGAACGTCTGCCGTTCTCTGAATCTTCAAATTTAGATTTGACGTATCCTGCCAATCCGGGCATTTGCTCTTGTGGATTTTCAATAGATACAGGAGTGTCGTCATCAGGTTGAAGAAAACTTTCATCAGCCATACTATATTCCTAACTAATTTTAGTAGTCTCTTTGTTCAGCCATAGAAAATAAAGAAGCTTCAACAGTAGGTTTTGTTTGCTTCTTTGGCATATCCATTTGTAGAACATCTTGAGTTACTTCTGTTGAAAATTCAAGACCTTCTCTGTGTAGCTGATCTGAACCCATTGCATCATCAACTGATGTCTTATCTGAACCCATAATATAAGCTGCACCTTGATTCATGTTTTGTGCCATTATTGTCTCCCTGTTTGATTTTGATTTATAAATCCCCCTTGAATGTCGTCAGGCTTCATGACGTTTTGTTCAAGAGGTATTGTCGTATATTCTCCGTCAGGAGAATCATCTAAAGTAGCTTTACCCATCTCTGTTGGAGATAAAGCAAAACCTACAAAAGCACCCGGACCTGTTCCTAGTCCTTTTTCTAGTGCTGTCTCTACTGCTACTTCTTTTGCAAAGGCGGCAGGTTCTGTAAATAACTGTCTTGCAGCTTCAACACCAATAGCTCCTGCTATGGCTTTTGATCCCTTGTCAACTATTGTTGTTCCAATTTTTTTAAGTTTTGATGTTATGCTTTCTGCTTCTTTTTTAGCAGAAGTTATACCTCCTGCTTCAAGCTCATCTAATTCTTCTTGCGTAAAATCTGCAAAGCTGTTTATTTCTTGTGTGGTAGCTAGTACATCATTTTCAGTGGCAATCATTTTAGACGAAGGTGATTCATCTACTTTATCTAAAACAGGTGCGTCAAAATAATTTTCAAATCCTTTTGTATTAGACGTTATTCTTGCTTGTGTGCCTGACAAATTATATTTTAATTTTTTAACAGATGGTTCAAATATAGAACTTATTTGATTTGCTTTTTGTGCGTCAAAACCTTTAGGATCTATGTCTCCCGGAAAATCAGTAGCGTAGCTTACAATTTCTCCTACTGAACCTTGTGCTGCTGATACAAGACTTCGACCTTGTAAGTATGCTATTCTCTCAAACGGTATTCCTGCCTTTTGTCCTATTTTAGTATGTATGTTTCTTAGTAAACTTGATCCCCTTTTTCCGGGTACATCTTTACCTTCAGGAGCTAGACTATCATAGTATTTATTTGTACTTGCATCAAAAACAAAATCTTTTATTTTAATTTTTTTGAGAAGTGAAGTCATGTCAGATGATGTGACAGGTTTTCCATCTGGTTTTACAAAAAAATAATTATCTTTTACTTTATTATCTGCTATTCTTTTTTGTAATATAGAATCAGCAAGAGGACTTAACGGAACATTTATTCTTCTACCTTTTGCACCTTTAGTTTCTGCGTCTATGTAGATAGCACCATTTTCAGGAAAATAAGTTCCTCCAACTTTTAATCCTGCTGCAGCATTAGGTCGCAAGCCTGTATTTAAATTAAATAATACTGCGTCAGCTATAGCTTCAGATTTTTTATCTTTTTTAAATGAATGTATTTGACTAAAAAAATCATTCATCGTATCGGAGTTAACTCGTATTGTGACAAGAGATTTTGCTTTTGCAGGTTCTTCTATTCCAAACACCCTTAGATTTTTTTCTGAATTTGAAGAAGCGTCAGGTAGAGTTTCTAAAAGTTTGTCATCAGGAGAAATAATTCCTTTTAGAATTAATCCAACTTGTCTAATATTTTGCATTGGTTGTTTAAGACCAATTTCTTCAGGGATGTTAGGGAGTGTTTTTGCTAATAAAGTTTTTCCTGTTTTATCAGGTGTAAAAAGTTTTACGGCTGAACCTTTTTCATCTGCTATATCTTTAAAAAGTTTTACACCCTCTGTAACAAAAGCATCTTTTCTTTTATTTTTATCAGCATAGTATTGTAAAACTTCTCTAAGCGTAGAGTCTTTTGTTATCTCTGCCATTTATTAATATCCAAATGTTTGATCTTGCATCTGAAAGACCTGACTCTTAATGCCACCAAGCGTTTTATGAATCGACACATATCCTGTCATCCTTGTCATTAACATATATCGCAGTGCATCGTATGCGTGATCTTCTGCCTTTGTGTCCACATCTTCTGCATTTGTTTTGCTAAGAGGTATACCTGATAGTTGTTTGATGAGGTTGACACAGTTCGGAAATATTCGTATTCTAGGTTCGTCTGTTCGAGGGTCATCGGCAAGCCTACGATGTATTTCCATTTTACCTTGAAGTCGGTTTCTGTCCGATGGCATCCAACGCACTCCACATCTCATCATTGTCTCTGCTATGGAAGGACCAAAGCCTGTCTTGTTCCAACACGATGAATCGAGTACTGTATAGTGGGGAGTCGGATCTTCTTGTTCTACTTGTAGTATTCTATCAGCTAGTTGCTCTGCTGTCAACTGTTTTACATACAGTTCACGATAAACCCATATATTGTTATCCCAGTCAATAGCACCCCACAGGACACAAGAAGGACTTGCATACCCATAGTCAGCTGCACGTATTCTTGGGAAATTTGGTGGAAGGTCAAAATTCGGGACCACATGTTTACCTCTACTAAATTCAGGAAAGGCTGCACCTTCCGTTACTTCCCAGTCACCCTCAAGAAGTCGCTTACGTTCAACTTCAGGTAGGGATCGTAGCATCGCTTCGTATTGTCCGTCAGCCAACAAGTATGGATTGTCAGTCAAACGTGCAGGTATAAACCTACGATAGAAAAGTGGCTCACCTGCTTTTTCGTGTCCTTGCGGCCACACAAAGGCTCTGCCTGTTTCAATATCCATTGCAGGAAAAGTCGAGTTGTGTTCAGATGGATCGATATACATCTTCTTGACCCACCACCCTCCGACTCCTCCGGGGTTCGCTGTACAACGCATGTACAGATGCTTTTGCAGTTCAGGATCAGTTGCTCTAAGTCGTGAACGGAGATAATCCCAAACATAAGGCGAGGGGTATTGAGTTATCTCATCTATGCCTATCCAGTTAAACGACTGACCCTGAAATCTTGTTACGTCTTTATCTTTGTCTAGATAGGTAAACCATATTGTTGCACCTGACGGAAAGTGCCACGTTGACTTTGACTCCCGGAACTTTGCACCGGGGAAAGCTTTGGGATACAGTTGCCTTGATTTATCTATAAGTTCTGTTAGCTCATCCAGAGTACGCCTAAGAAGAAGCCCACGATGGTTGCTATTGTGGCAATACCGTAAGGGGTCTGCGAGAAGTGCAAAACTTTTTCCCCCACCTGCCGAGCCACCGTAAAGAACATCTCTTTCGCTTGAGGATAGAAACTCTTCTTGAGGTCCTTCATTCGGCTGAAAAATAATTTCACGCCCATCCACCAGTTGCTCAACAACATCTGGAAGCTCTTGTAAATCTTGTTTATCGATGACGGTAGTTTCATTGCTGTTCAGTGCCTTATCTACTTTGGTTATCTTTTCTTCGAGCTTACGTGCGTAACGTCTTTTGCTTTCTGCTTGTATCGTTACTTTCTTTGCTCGTTTCTTTGCTTCAGTAAGTCTGCGTTGTGTCTGTTTACGTGCTTTTATTGCAGATGAATAGTTGTATCTTTGTTTGGGTGCGTTAGGGTCTTTCTTTGGGCGACCACGTTTGGGTGCATTATCTGTCATTTGCTTTTTTGAATACTTTTCTACCTCTAAAGAACACTATCAGGTTAATCGTTGTGTTAATTGATACCATAGTGACCAAAAGAAACTGCCACCACTCAATTTCCATCGATAGTTACGTCTTTCTTGGGTGGCAACAGCACAATGCCGTGTACTGCCTGTACATTTACGTTGGTTGTTTCCTGTTTTCCCAGACCAACCCTGTTTAACAGCGATTCTGCAGCCCTGAAGCGTAGGTCGTCTCCTCTTTCAGGTACTGGGTTATCTATAGTGGTTACAAGGCGTGTAGCCGCCTTAAATGCGTTCATAGATAATATGCTTTGTGTACGTCTTATGATCTCATCGGCTAGACTTGTACGCAACCACGTGACTGATCCTCTTGCATATCCTGCTTTGAGGGCTGCATCGGTTACGTTTCCACCGTTTTCAAAGAGTACTTCGAGAAATTGCTCCTGTTGAGGACTTATTTCACGTTCTTTGCTTTTCTGTTTGGGGAGTAAATTCATCACAACGATATGCTCGTGCTTCCATGTGGGGTTTGTACAGATGTAATTCTTGTTTTATCTCGTAAACTCGTGCTAGGCACTTGTCTTGGAGCATGTAAGGTCCTCGTGTGTCTACTAATTCCTCACAGTATCTGTTCTCTGTGGGCATATTTATGAGACATATAAGTACAAATGCTTCAAACATGGGGTTTCCTTAATAAATTGAACAAAGGATCAAACAAATAAAGCCAAATACACTATTGTTATGAGATATGTTTGGTTGCATGTGCTTTAAATGATACTTTGTTACCTATATAATAGGTACTTAGCACGAATACGTCAAGAAAAATAATTATTTTATTGACAGAATAGCAATTGATGGATACAATCGGAGTATAACCTCCGGGGAAATACACCATACCCCCCTCTCCCCTATACGCTATCCCAAAGGGATGCACCGTTACCTGTACAAGTAACTCATTCTAGTAAAAATATGGCGACATTGCATGCCAATACTACCCCACCCCCAGTGTCCCATGCGTGCGTACACGCAATAGGTATATTTTTGTTGACATTCTGACCTCTCCAAGAACACATAACCATAGGCAGACAAGACAAACGCTAAACTTAAATGCAATCAGCAATATAATTGCATACATCACACACACATACACGCCACGTAAGACGATTTGTCATTAGTAAGTTGTATAAGTTACAGTCAAAGGTTTACTTTTGATGTTACTATTGCGAGCAATACGCCAAACACCATTTAAGGCGAATACGTAAACAAAACAATCATTTAAGGATATATCAGAGGTTTAAAAGAAAAAGCACCTTAGACGCTAATCTAAAGTGCTTTAACTTGGAGGTATAAAAGTATTAATAAAACTTTTGATTTAAATATTCAAGAACATATTTACCTTGATCTATTTTATTTTTTGTTGTTCTAGTATCTTCACCAAGAAATTGTTTACGGTATCTTGAAGTGGTATTTGAATAATTCCACCTTTCATAATCAAGATATGTTTCGCCATTGGCTTTAATACAAATTATACTTTCATAGCTTTGAAATATCTTTATTCCATTTTGCAAAGTAATTATAAATTGATTTGCTATTGGTTTACCTGATCGAGTGCTTTTACAGTTCTCGACCTTTGCAATATTTCTTAACTTATGATCTCGATGTGGTATTTCTTCAAGAGTTAAATTAGAGCTAAACATTGTTTTATTAGCTCTTACATTACTGTTTATACTTGATGGATAATTCATTTTATTTCCTTTCAATTATTAAATGATTGCCTTTTAATCTTGTTTTTTTTGAAATGCAACTTGTACAAAGAACAGTTTGACCCTCAGATAATTGACCACCTAAAACATTAAACTGCTTTGCTATTTTGTTATCAACTTTTAAACCTAGATAACCAAAATATTCAATATGATTACATTCGTTACAACTAAAATAATATGCCATGATCAACCCCACAAACTAGAAAAGCTTGTATCCAAACCGTGATAGCTTGCCATAGCATAAGCACCAACAAACCCAACACAAAGCCATTTAATAAGCTCTAATAGTTCTTTAAAAAGATATCCCATTATGAACCCTCCTTTTCAGATATTAAATCTTCAAGATCAATTTGTATTTCTTTTTGGCTATCTTCCCTATTAGCTAAAACATCAATAATTAACTCTTGCAATTCTTTTAATACATCAGTTTTAAAAGTATCCCTGATTAAATGCTTAGTATTAAATATTACTTTAGGATCAATATATTCATCTTCATTTATTTGACCGTGCAAACCCAATTGATAATCATTTTTAAAAACCTGATCAAAATGTATACGATCAACATTTTCATTTATACGCTGATCAAACTTTTCAACCTGATCATTAACGTTTGGCAACACCTGAATATTTTGATTCTTATTACAAATTATTTGATGCTTAAACTCTTCAAAAGAACGATCTTTTAATCTTCCAACTATTTCAATCATGGCGTACTTATCCATTATTTTAAATTCAATAGTTAAATTATTACCGTCAACTTGAACGAGTTCATTTTTTGAATAATCAAACTTAGTTTTTATTAAATACGTTTTCGTTTCCATTTTAAGAAATCCTTTCATAAACGTAAAAAGGCTAGATTAATTTCTAACCTAGCCTGATTATAAAATGATATTTTTATTTAATGCAAGTTATTTTTTTGCACGATAAATTAGCCTATCATTATTTATTTTTTTTAAAACTAATCCATCTTGAATTAATTGACTCAAACAATCATGAACGGTTACGGCATGTAAACCTGATCTTTTTATTATTGATCTATAACGTAAACCTTTAGCAGAACGTGTAACCACAAATAGCGTTAGCTCTTTGTAATATGTCTTGCCATGTATAATTTTATAGTTTGTCCATGAATTGCTAAGTTCATTCGATAGATCAAAAATCCTTTGTCTTGATCTACTAAAACCGTGTTTGGTTAATGCGTTACTAGACACTTCTTTAATTGCGTCTATTTGCGTATCAATGTCTGTTAATGTTTTCATATTATTTCCTTTCCATTATTGACATTTGTAAATCAGTAAATCTTTGTGGTAAAACTACAAATGAATTGCAATTGTCACAACATTTACCGTTAGCAATAGGTTCAGCATTATTGCCATCATACCAATAATGTTTATTGCCATCCTTATCCAAACCCAACAGTTTTGGTTTAATTGTTTCTGCACAAATAACACAAACGTGAAGTTTGGTTTTATTTATATGGTTATCTTTCATTCAAAAGTTCCTTTCATTTACCATTGAATAATTGCGTAAATAATTAAACAGAACAGTATAACGACAACTGTTCTGTAAACGACATATGCGAGTTCTAAGCCATCATTCATTAAGCGATCTCTAACTCTTTCCAACTTTCACATTCAATAACTTGCCTTACTTCGTCATTACGTGTTCGTTGAACGCTTGGAACATCAGCAGTACTTTTACCTGATCTAATTTTGACTAACTTATTATCAATTTCTTTTTCGATAGTTTCATCAGTATGCGTTGCCCAATGTGTTAAAGCATTATAGCCTGCCCACATAGTATTACCTAGATCAGGTGTTTCCTTTTCAAACCTATCTAATAAATAATTCATCTTAGTTTCATTTATTGGATTGGTAAGATTAAGTTCAGCAGATTTACTTTTCTTTTTACAGATAGTATTTTTAAGAATATTCCCAAACTGTTCAGGCGACAAATCTTTAGCACGCCAATTTAACATTGTTTCTTTTTGGTTATTCCAAAATTCCAAACCAATACTTGCTTTAGTCATTAAAGCCGTAGTCGATAAGTTTCTAGTATGTTTGGCTTGTTGATGATACGCTTTTTGTCCACCAAAAACTAAAGTATTTCTACATAGATCACGATAAGCACCTGAGAAAACTTGAAAGCTCCATGACATATCACAACTATTAAAGATATCAATTCTAGATAAAACCTTATCTTTATTATTGGATACGGTAGTTTCTAGATCATGAAAAAATATTGTTCTATGAGCTTGCAAACCATCTTTATAAAGCTGATCTTTTACGGTTATATTATCTAGTGGCAAATCAGATTGAGAAAGTATTTTAGCTTGTTCATTAAATAATTCATGATGAGCTACTAATTGATAAGTATTAGAAACAGGGCGAGTTTTTAATAACTTATCTAGACTAGAATTGTATAAACCAAAATAGCCATCAAGCTTTTGAGTATCCAAAACTTCTGCATCCATTGGATGAGATTTAACGCCTACAGGAATTAATGCCTGAAGATCAACTTTAGTTATTTTGGAATTATCTTCATAAAAACTTACATCTCTAAAATCTTTATGAGTTTTTACTTCATGATTGAAGTCATTTACAATATAGTTCATTTTATTTCCTTTCAGTTAAATTAAAATTGAACGTACTTAATCTTCTAAACTATCTAGACTAGATTGCAAGAAGTTTATTTTTATTTTTGATTTGCCTTTGCTTTTTCCTTAAAAATTCCATCGAAAATCCACCACCTGAATAAATCCTTTTAATGGTAGTTTCATCTTTTATTACCATTAGTGGTTCTTCTTTAGTGTCGCTTGGTTTGTCATTCTTCAAAACTTTAGTGTCATCAAGTTTGTCAATGTCTGCATAGATACAAGGTTTACCATCAAACATAAACAACCAAACATTACCTATCCAATGCCTATCCACGTCAAGCCATAGATTATCACAAGTAGTCATAACTCTTTTGTACTTGAAGTAATCCATTGTGTGTGGGTTGTACTTTACTTCCTGATAACTCAAGTGTGGTGTCATCCATTTAGGTTGGCGTATACCGTTGACAAAAGCGTGGACATTCTTTCTGCCCTCTTTTTTGACTTTCTCATTTCCTGACTTCCTGACGACAAACATAGCATTGGTAAAACGCAACTTGTTAGTGTGTTCCACAACCAATCCTGTTTTGTAATCCTGTACAGAAAAGCACTTTCGATGAAGATTATAATAAGCTCTTACTCTATCTGTGTTAGACATATGTTTCCTTTCTCTGTCTGTTTAGATTATTATTATCAGCTATCAGGGTAACTGTCAAATCTTTCTCGTTTCCACACACGTTCTAGATAGGTTAGTTTGTTGTAAACTATATGGGAATCTATGCTATCATCCTTACGACTTTTAAGCCAATCTTTAAGATCACGTGTCATGTCATCCCACTCGTCATTTATACAGTCTACGATTTTGTCATTCATTTGGTGTGACACTGTTTGTCTCCTTTCGGAATAACAATGTTGACGTTATCTTTAATAGGTGTTGATGCAGAGTTCTCAAGGTGTAGTCGCATAGATTCAAAATAGTTAAGCAACTGTGTTACTGTGTCACTTTTGTAGAAATCTACTGACAACTTATCTTCCCAACAGTTCAGAGCATCTATGATTGTATCAACTTCGTTTGCATTGAATCCCTCAACTGTGTCTACTGAATAAGCCTTGCTATCTATATAGACACGAATACATTTGGACTTTGACAAAGGTTGTCCATATGTATACTTCCTCCAATCTTCTCCATCCAAAAGATACTGACCACGCCAACGTAAAGTGTACTTTCTTTTGTTGATGTGTTTCTTCATCAACTTTACCATCTTTAAGTTTTCAGGTGTGTTAGGTATTTCAGTAAACACATATCTGTTTTCAGCAACGTGATTTTCTAGATAGGCTAACCTCTTCATGTTCTCATCATATATTGTTGTATGAAAAGGTTCATCTTCTTCTATGCTATCGTTGACTTTCCTATCCCACTTAGACTCACTCTCATCTTCTAACTTAGCTTTAAGATCAGCGTTATCTTGTCTAAACAAATGATTGTCTTTCTTGAATATCTTATTCTCTTTCTTGAGTGATTCGATTTCCATTTTCAAATCTTTGATAGTTCGTTCTTGTATAACGTTACCTATCTTGGAAGAGCTTAGTTCTCTATTCAGACTATCCTGATCTTGGTTTTTACGTAGATCAATATTTTGTTTACTATATATCTCATTCGCATTTCGTAAGCCAACATTTTGTTTTGTTACCTCATCTATTTCTTCATGTAGATCATGAATTAATTTACTTACTTTCATTAACTTTTCCTTTCAAAATAAACTTAATGACTTCGTTAGTCCAACCGTTCCCAAGTATTTTGTAGCCTTGACTATTACTAACTGCTTTACAGTAATCATCAGGTAACGTTTGCAACCGACAACATTCCTTTACAGTAAGCTTTCTCCAATGTAAAGCGTTTTCTCCATAAGCATCAGGATACCTACCTTTTGGCAAAGGCGATACAACTGTATCCTTAGTCAATGTAGATAAGCACCGTGACTTATCAGAATCAGATACTTCTAAGGTTTGGGTAATTGGAACAGTTAGATCGTTATCCTTGCGTATACCTTGTCTGTCTAGTCTACGACCTGTGATTGATGCTGACTTCAAAGGTTTATCCCCACAGACAATTTTAGGTTCTCGATTACCACCATTACACGTATTCAATGTAGGTGACTTGCCCTCGATAGAATAGACACGCTTTAGTATGTCATGTCCATTCAGATCAGCTATCCCAACCTGTTTGCAACCATCTCCAAATACCAACTGTCTACGTGACTTCTCAAAATACATTTTCAAGTTACCACCTTTCCAATAGTTTGCATCTAGACAATAAGACTTCTCCCTATCTACACAACCACATTCTATTATATCACGAAGTTTGACATTCTTATCTTCAGGTATGTCGAACTCAAAATCTGTTATGTACATACGTAGTCTGTTCTGTGCAGATACAATAGATGAATTGATCATGTGAAGTTTCAAGTTAGGATTGATCTCTTGTAGTGTATTCAGAATAATATCTTGCCATTCTTTTTTCATACGCACGTTCTCAAACAACAACTTACATTGAGGAAAGCGTTCGTAGTGATATTTGTATATCTTGACAAAATCAAAGAACAACTTCGATTGAGGATGTTCAAAGTTTAAACCTTTGCCTGCCACAGAAAATCCCTGACAAGGCGATCCACATAGAATAACATCTATAGGTAAGTTTCTTGTCACATCAATGACATTTCTTATATCACCTATATGAATTATATCCCTATGATTATCTTGAGCTACCTTGATAGCAAACTTATCTATCTCAGAGCTAAACCAATTAGTTACAGGTAACCCCAACTCTTTTACTGCTTGGCGACCTATCTCGCCACCACTACATAAGTTAAGCCAATTCATTCGTTATCTCCACTTCTGATTTTTTAAAACAAAGCTGATTATCATTTGTTTCTGCATCTTCATCTTCAATAACAATTTCTTTTCCATGATCAAAAATTATTTTACCGTAAATTTCTTGATCTATAACTTTTATTCTATCTCCTATTTGCATTAGTCTTTCCCCAAATTAAATTCATTCTTTAATTGCCACATACAGATATCCATCTCTTTTATATCTGTCAAATAGATATCATCTATCTCTCTTATATTATACATGACTGTTTCCAATGTTATGAAAACTTTTTTGATTGTACTTAATTGTTCAGGAGTAAGAGACTTCATAGCCTTTGTTCGTAAAGCGACTTGCTTATCTCTCTCTATTTCCCATTCTGTTTTCTTAGCCATACTGTTTCCTTTCATTTAACTGTTCTTAGTATAGGAGTGTATATCACTCAGGGAAACTTATACAACTAACTAAAAACACTTGTCAACAAAAAAAAAAGAGGAGCAACTTTTAAGGTTGCTCCCCTCTTCAACGTAAGGAGAAATATGAGCTTATGAAAGCACCAACTTATGAAAGGAAAAGTTAGTTAGTGCTTTCCTTATGTTGCCTGACATTAACAGAGTACTTCTGGCTTCGCTTATCCAACATAGCCATATTGTCTCTTAGCCAATCAACACAAGCATTTTTTGTCTTGGCTACAAAACAGGTTACCCATAATCTGTAATCTGTATTGTGTCCACGTTTGACAAATTCCTTGTCTTGTAATCCTATACGTACTGCTGACAACTTTGCATCGACAATCCACATACCGTCACTTCTCTGTTGCACACTTGTCTTTGTTTGTTTCTTTTCCATATGCTTTATGTAAATCCTCTAAGTAAAGTTTGACAGATGTACGAATTAAATCTGCAATACTTACTTGCATGTTAAACGTATCAGATTCTTTTGTCGAGTACTTTTTTAATTCTTCGTAATCTTTTTTTTCTATCGTTAAGTTATACGATGTGGTATCTTTAAATAGTTTGTTTGGTCTAGTCATAGTGTGTATTCTCCCAAAGGGTTTCACACACATACCACGTATTTAAAATTACGTCAAATTATTTTTTTATTTGACATAAAGTTTATTGCGTAGTAATGGTTTGGAAATGGAATGGATAAAGAATTATGTGGGAAATTTACATGTTGTATCTTATGGGCGTTATAGGGGTGATTGCCCTGCTTGTCATAGGAGTAACACCTTTAGTGTAACTGATACAGGATTTGAAAGACTATGGTATTGCTTTCATGCTGACTGTCACACTAAGGGATCTACAGGAGTGCAACTCACTAAAGAGAACTCAAAGGTTGCATTTAAAGAACGTGTCGATAAGAAAGTAGACGACACAGATTTTGTCATACCTAATACATTTGTTTCGCTTTCACGAAGTAAAGAAGCAGAAGCGTATGTAAAGAAAGTAGGATCGTACGATGCTTACCTAAATGGATTGGCTGACATACGATATGACTTTCAACAAGATAGAGTAGTGTACCTTGTCAAGAAAGACGGAAAGATAGTCGATGGTACAGGTAGAAGTTTGAATGGAAGTAAACCAAAATGGAGAAGATATGGAAATAGCAGAGATCCTTTTTTATCTGGAAACGGATTTTGTGGAATTATTGTCGAAGATTGTCCTAGTGCTTGCACTGTTAGCACAATTGCGACTGGAATAGCATTGATGGGAACAACATTACTTGATGAACACATCGATGTAATAAAAAGATTTGACAAAGTTTATGTAGCACTTGACAAAGATGCAACGTCTAAGGCATACATGATGATAAGAAAGTTACGGAACTATGTTCCAACTAAGTTAATTGTTTTGAACAAGGATTTGAAAGATATGGAAAAAGGGGAAAGAAATGAGTTCATCAGGCGTTATATCGATTGACAGACAAGTACTAGGTTTTTGTCTCAATATTGATTTCTTCAACAAAGTAAAAAATAAAATTGATCGGACTATGTTCGACAATGAATTAAAAGATATATTCGATACGATAGTCTATTCACATACCAAGTATGATCGTAGTCTGTCTGTTCCTGAACTGTCTACAATATTCAATGATCGTAATCCTGCCATGCCTGATTCAGCTAGGAATCGTGTACAGGATATGATTGTAAAACTCATTGCACCAAAAGAAAGCGATGAGTTACATACTGACATTGTAAACAACCTTTGGCTGCGAGACAAAGCTAGACAGATAGGAGAGAAAGCATTAGACATATTCACTGGTGACAGTGATGAGTTCGGTGAGTTAAAGAAACTTATCGAAAGTGTAGATGATGGTAGGATAGGTGACAAAACAACCTACACTATTGTTGACAAAGATTTAAACGAACTGTTATCTGAAGAAGCAGGTGACAATGATTTCCCATTCACATTCAACTTAATAAATGAGAACATCAAAGGTTTAGATCGTGGTAACTTAGGTATCTTGTTTGCAAGACCTGAAGTGGGTAAGACAACGTTCTGTTGCTTTCTTGCATCATCGTACATACGTCAAGGATTTCAGGTTGTGTATTGGGCAAACGAAGAACCTGCCAAGCGAATCAAGTTACGTATCATTCAATCATACTTTGAACTGACAAAGGAGGAGATGGTAGCACAGAGGTTTAGTCTCCTAGATAGATACAAGACAGAGATAGAACCGTACCTGACTATCATGGATTCGGTGGGTACATCTGTAGAAGAGGTAGATGAGTATGCCAAGCTGAACAAACCTGATGTCATGTTCTGTGATCAGCTAGACAAATTCAGAATACGTGGTGAGTACAATCGTGGAGATGAACGTTTGAAGGAAACTTATGTGTCTGCAAGAGAGATAGCTAAACGAAATCTGTGTCTTGTGTGGGCAGTAAGCCAAGCAAGTTACGATGCTCACGACAGACAGTTTATTGATTATGCCATGCTTGACAATTCCAAGACAGGCAAGGCAGGTGAAGCTGATATCATTATAGGTATAGGCAAGACAGGATCGAGTGAGATAGATAACATAGTAAGACACATCTGTATATCTAAGAACAAGATCAATGGGTGGCATGGTATGATCAATGCCCAAATAGATATTTCAAGGGGGATATATTATTAATGAACGTGTTAACTTTAGATGTAGAAACTACACATAGAGACAAAGAGGGTGGGGGTACTACTGCGTTGCCCTACTTCAATAACCGATTAGTATCAATAGGTTGGAAGTGGTTGTTAAACGATCACGTTAACTATAAGTTTTTCTATCACAAAGATAGTGAGTACAATTATGAGTCAGATATTGTAAATTTGATACAAAAAGATTTGGACAAGGCAGATGTTCTGATTGGACAAAATATAAAGTTCGACATAACATGGTTGCGATCATGTGGCTTTACTTACGATGGAGTTCTGTACGATACGATGGTGGCAGAATACCTAAGATCAAAAGGTAGGCGTTGGTCTTTGTCACTTGAGTCTCTTGCAAAACGATATGAGGTTACTCAAAAAGAAGTAGACTTAGTTAAACCGTATCTCAAAGATGGTAAGACATTTTATGACATACCTGCAGAGATAGTAGAAGAATACGGCATTGCCGATGTAGTCGCAACTGAACAGGTTGCAGTAAAACAACTAGAAGCCTTTGGCTTAACATTCGAGGAATTATATGAAACAAACACTAAAACTGTCGTTCGAGATGACGAACACGCTATCTAGGATAGAACACAACGGACTAAAGATAAACACAGATACCTTAGAACAAATTGAAAAACAATACATGGAGGAGATGACCATGTTGGAAACTAAGCTGAACAGACTAGCCAAGAACGCAATGGGAGATACTCCTATCAATCTTGCAAGTCCTGATGACAAGAGTGTGTTGCTTTACTCACGAAAGGTAAAAGATAAATCTTTGTGGTCACTCACATTTAATCTTGGACATGAGATGCGTGGCAATACAATCAAGCCTAAACTACGAACACGTATGAAGAACAAAGACTTTGTACAATATGTAAGGCGTATGACTGACATAGTTTACAAAACAGTAGGTCGTCAATGTGAGACTTGTCGTGGATCAGGTAGGATAACACCTCTCAAGAAAGATGGTAGTGTCGGTAAAGCTAAACGAATATGTAAAATTTGTGAGGGCAAAGGTGTAGTCTATACATCTACAGGCGAGGTGGCAGGTTTCAAGCTCATACCTCGTACTCCAAGAGATACAGCATCAGCAGGTTTCAAGACAGACAAGGTAACATTAGAAGATAGACTATCTGAACTAAGTGGTGATGCACGTGAGTTCTGTGGAGCTTATGTTCGATACAATGCTTTGCGTACTTATCTGTCTACCTTTGTAGAGGGAATGAAGAACAATGTCGATGACTATAATTTTATTCATCCTGAGTTTATGCAATGTGTAACAGCAACAGGTAGGCTATCTAGTCGTAATCCTAACTTTCAGAACATGCCACGTGGTTCTACATTTGCCATACGTAAGGTTGTCGAAAGTAGATTTGATGATGGGTTTATACTTGAGGGTGACTACTCACAGTTGGAGTTCAGAGTGGCAGGCTTTCTTGCAAAAGATAGTCAGGTGTATGAAGATGTAAAGAAAGGTACAGATGTACATAGCTATACTGCATCTATAATCGGCTGCTCTAGACAGGAAGCAAAGGCACACACATTCAAACCGTTGTATGGAGGTGTCAGTGGTACACAAAGTCAGCAGGCATACTACAAAAGATTTAAAGAGAAGTATGAACAGGTAAGCGAGTGGCACAAAGAACTTGAAAAGCAAGCCGTGACTACAAAAATTATAAAATTACCGTCAGGAAGAGAATACTGTTTTCCTGACGCTAGATGGACAGAGTGGGGTACAGCTACCAATCGTACTGCTATTTGTAATTACCCTGTTCAGGGGTTCGCTACGGCTGATCTATTGCCTATTGCGTTGGTGGAGCTAGATAGACAGATGAGAGAACTGAAAATGGAGTCAGTTATTTGCAACACAGTACACGATTCTATTGTTCTTGATGTTCATCCAAACGAAAAGCAACAGTGTATTGATGTATTATCTGAAGCAATGTTGTGTCTACCAAGTGAGACGAAACGTAGGTATGGCATAGAATACGACATGCCTGTAGGCATCGAATTAAAAATAGGAAAGAATTGGCTTGACTTATCTGAAGTAGATCTGTAACCTCTGATTACGTTAACCTTAAATAAATAGAAAAGGATATTTAAATTGGAAAACTTACAAACTACTATGGCTACTGACGGTGAGATACTTATTGATAACATTGTTAACTCTTTCAGTAGTGACGACATGGAATCTTTGATGGCATTGACTGGTCAGACTTCGACACAGAAATCAAATCAAGGACTCTCAAGACTAAACATAAACTACGACATGGAAACTGAAGATGGTGTTTCCCTGACACGTGGCGATTGGAAGATGATGTACGAAGGCGAAATGGTCTACGCCAAGACAGTAAAGATTAGACCAATACTACGAACCTATGAATGGAGTGTGTTCGATCAGGATCAAGGAACGTTTTCTTGTAAGTCTGTACAGAAACCAACTCTGTCAGGTGACTTTCCTGATACAGAGGGTGGCAACAAGTGTGGTCGTCTATCTGTAGCAGATGAAGAGAAACTTAAAGACGATGATCCTACAAAGTTAAGATCACGAATGGCAGTATGCAATCAAGTGTTGTACTGTGTGATATCAGGTGATTTCGTTAAGGGTAACAAGGAAGCAATCAAGATTGATGCTCATCCTGTTGTTGCATACTTTAAGAAGTCAGGGTTTGTTCCGATGAGGAATTTTATTGATAGCCTAACCAAGCAGAAAAAGATCATGCAGAAATGTTGGATCAATATGGGTACGGCTAAACAGAAGAAGGGATCGGTTACATATTGGACACCTGTTCCAACTCTTCACAGTGAGACTAATATATCTGCAGAAGATAAGGAGTTAATGAAGAAGTTTGCCGATACAGTCAAGGCAGCCAATCAATCTGTACTAGAGCAGAACAGAGATTCTGCAAAGCTACAGGTAGTGGTTGGAGAAGAAAGCTTGGCAGACGATTTCAATGCTTCTCCTGTTTAAAATACAAGACTATATGGAACGTGCAAGTAGGGGGGAAGTATCAATTCCCCCTGAAGCCGTTCTTGACTTTGCAGATTCTTGCAGAGATTCCGTTACTACACAATTAAATAAACAAAGACAATACAAGATCAGAATGTCAGGTCTTGGTAGACCTCTGTGTCAGCAACTGCTTGAAAAGAAAGGCGTTGAACAAGAGGTACAATACAATATGCTATTCAGGTTTCTGTTTGGAGATCTTGTAGAAGCTATAGCCGTTCTTGTACTAGAACAGGCAGGCATTGATATTATAGAAAAACAGAAAGCCGTCAGTCTAAACATAGGTGGTACAAATGTGAGTGGCACGTTGGATTTGATTATACGTGATGAGTTTGGACAAGATAAGGTTTGGGATATAAAGTCTGCAAGTGAGTGGGCATACAAGTTTAAGTATACAGGTTACGGTGGATACGAAAAAATAAAAGAGGATGACCCCTTTGGTTACATTATGCAAGGACATCTGTATGGGGAAGCAACAGGATTACCGTTTGGTGGTTGGATCGTAATAAACAAATCAAGTGGTGAAGTCACTGTGGTTGAAGCACCTGACTGGCAAGCAGACGATAGAAAAGAATATATGGCAGATGCCAAAGAACGAATTAAAGTATTGACAGATGAATCCCTTGAGTTCAAAGTACCATTCAAAGATGTATTTGAGGTGTACAAACAAGATGGTCAAGAAGTCAGGACAGGAAACAAATTACTACCTAGACCGTGTAACATGTGTGGATACAAAGCACACTGTTGGAAAAATGCAGTAGTACACGATAAGATAACATCGAAAGCTAAACAGCCACCTCAAGTATGGTATTCTAGATTGAAGAGGAAATCATTGTAATGGCAATCTTGTACGTACGTGAATACCAAAAAGATCTTATGCAATTAAACGAGGACTTGTACCACGTTTATATAGACTCCCATGTGGAGACAGGTGGTGGGAGAGACATTGTTTATTTACGTCAACATGATAGAGGTATTCCCCTTACTCTTCGTGAAAACTTTTCAGACAATGGATCTCTCACCTCTCCTACTGAACAACGAGATATATTAAAGGTAGAAAATGAATTTCAAACAATACACTATGTATTGGGTCAGGGTAAAATAATATGCCTGCCGATATACCCCTTAACAAACGAACTTATTACAATAGGAAAACAATCCCTCAAACTGGCAGGGTACATAAACAAACGGATACAATCATTAGGATTGAAGATACCAATATGAACAGAATGAAATACAGATCACGCTTTGAGTTGCATCTTGCAAAAGGTTTAGCTGAAAACAAAGTTAAGTTTGAGTATGAATCAAAGAAGTTTCTTTACATACCTAAACCTAGAACGTACACTCCTGATTTCTATATAGTCGAGAGTGGTATCTATGTAGAAGCAAAAGGACATTTGGATAAGGCAGATAGAGTGAAGATGGCTTTGGTAAAACAACAACACAAAGATTTAGATATACGATTTGTATTTATGAACGCACGAAATAAAATTTACAAAGGCAGTAAAACAACCTATGCTGACTGGTGCAACAAGCATGATTACAGATGGGCAGAGAAGTCAATACCTGTGGAGTGGTACAAAAATGGAAAGTGAAGAAGATGCAATAAAGTTTGCAAAGAAAATGAATTTGCAAAAAGGTCATTATTATATTATACTTACAGATGTCGGTGACGATAAGTTCAAGATGAGTGCATATGATACGACAGAGAAAGAATATGAGTCTGAAGCTGATCACTCTGTAGGATCAATAATACATGAAGGTCTTGTTGGACTACTCATGGGCAAGAGTGAAGAAGTATTTAACTTTGGTACATCAGAACTTGCATACAACTATGTATCTAGACGAATGTTTGGTGAGGTACTCGATGAAGAGGGCAAGACAATAAAGTACAAAGACAATGTAATTAAAGTTGATTTTGGTAAAGAATAATGTTAAGGCATATGGAATACATGAGACAGAAACTAGAAGAGACAGAGAACGAAATTAAATATCTGTCAGGCAAAAACAAAGAGGACATGGTTAATAGTCCTGCCCACTATAATAAAGCAGGCATGGAGACTATAGACATGATAGAGTCCGTCACAGGTGGTGGATTTGAAGCGTATCTTCAAGGCAATATTCTTAAATATTTGTGTAGATATAAATATAAGAATGGTGTAGAAGATCTAGAAAAAGCAAAGTGGTACTTAAACCGTTTAATTCAAACAATAAAAAAAGGGGAAGATTAAGATGTCATCTAATATGTTACCAACATCATACCAAGAGTTCATACACAAATCACGATATGCTCGTTGGCTTGATGAAGAAGGAAGAAGAGAAAACTGGGGTGAAACAGTTTCAAGATACATAAACTTTATGGAAGAAGCTTTACTTGAGAAGCACAACTACAAGATAGATAAGGTAGATAAACAAGCCATAGAAGAATACATAACCAACCTTAGTGTTATGCCATCTATGAGAGCTTTGATGACGGCAGGACAGGCGTTGAAAAGAGATAACGTGTGTGGTTACAACTGTAGCTATTTACCTGTAGATAGTCCACGATCTTTTGATGAAGCGATGTACATACTTATGTGTGGTACAGGTGTAGGATTTAGTGTTGAACGTGAGAATGTAGACAAGCTACCTATCATCAGCGAGAACATGCAAGATTCTGACGTTGTTATTATTGTAGATGATAGCAAAGCAGGATGGGCAAAAGCCTATCGTGAACTTGTTGCATTACTTTATTCAGGAATGATACCATCTTGGGATGTGTCTAAGGTAAGACCTGCAGGTGCAAGATTAAAAGTTATGGGTGGTAGAGCATCAGGTGCTGATCCATTGGTTAACTTATTCAAGTTTACTGTAGATAAATTTAAAGAAGCAAAAGGTAGAAAGCTATTCCCTATCGAGTGCCACGATATCATGTGTAAAGTTGGTGAGGTTGTTGTAGTTGGTGGAGTGAGACGATCTGCATTAATTAGTCTATCTAACCTAAACGATGATCAAATGGCTCATGCTAAGACAGGTCAATGGTGGGAGAACGAAGGACAACGATCTTTAGCCAACAACTCTGTGGCATACAAAGGCAAGCCAAGCATGGAAACTTACATGAGAGAATGGTTAGCTTTGTATGAGTCTAAGTCAGGTGAACGTGGCATGTTCAATCGTAAGGCTGCCGATGATCAGGTAGCTAAGAATGGCAGACGACAGACAGGACATATGTGGGGTACTAACCCATGCAGTGAGATCATACTTAGACCATATCAGTTCTGTAATCTATCTGAAGTTGTAGTTCGTGAGAGTGATGACTTGATAAGCTTACGATCCAAAGTAAGGATTGCAACTATCTTGGGTACATTTCAATCTACTCTTACAGACCTAAAATATCTACGAAAGATATGGAGAATAAATACTGAAGAAGAACGCTTGCTAGGTGTTTCATTAACTGGTATCATGGATAATTATGTGTTGGCTAGACAAGTCGATTCAAAGGTTTGGTTACAAGAGATGAAACAGGTTGCAGTAGATACAAACAAAGAGTATGCAGAAAAGATTGGCATACCAAGAAGTACGGCTATTACATGTGTAAAGCCAAGTGGTACTGTATCGCAACTTACTGATTCAGCGTCAGGTATACATGCTAGACACAATCCTTTTTATGTAAGAACTGTACGTGGTGATAACAAAGATCCACTTACACAATTCATGAAAGAAGAGAATATACCGTTTGAACCTGATATCACAAAACCTGATAGTGTTACCGTCTTTTCGTTTCCAATGAAATCTCCTAGTGGTGCTATTACTAGGACAGAGATGAGTGCAATAGAACAACTAGAGCTATGGAAAGTCTATGCACTTTATTGGTGTGAACACAAACCATCTGTTACTATTTCTGTAAAAGAAAGTGAGTGGATGGAAGTGGGTGCATGGTTGTATGATAACTTTGATATTGCATCAGGGGTATCGTTCTTACCATTCTCTGATCACACCTACCAACAAGCTCCTTATCAGGACATAGATGCAGACGAATATCTCGAATGGAATGGGCGTGTACCATCGTCACTCGACTGGACTAAGTTCTCTATGTATGAAAAGGAAGATAATACGAGTGGATCTCGTGAGTTAGCCTGTACAGCAGATGCCTGTGAAGTCGTGGACTTGAGTTCAAGCTAATGATAGAGATACCGATCGACAACAATTATATGAACCGTGCGAGGGAAAAAGCTTCTACTGTGGGCATATTGCAGGGAAGTATTACAGGTGGCACTAGTAACGTTGTAGGTGCGATAGGTGAGATAATTGTTGCTGATAGTATTGAAGCAGAGCAGATGAATACATACGATTACGATCTTGTTAAGGATGGTATGAGAATAGATGTTAAGACTAAACGTTGCAACTCTAAACCTAGACCAAACTATGATTGTTCCGTAGCGTTGCACGGAACTAAACAAGACTGTGATGCGTATGTGTTTGTTCGCATACTAACAGATTTAAGTAAAGCTTGGATTCTTGGTGGCATATCCAAACAAAGCTTTTACAAAGAAGCCACCCTATACAGAAAAGGGGATATTGATTACAACAACGGCTATACGTTTAAAGCTGATTGTTATAACTTACAGATAAGTCAATTGAGTCCTTGCCATGAAATCAAAAACTAAAACGAAATTATTTTCATTAGAAATGTATTTAAATAAAGAGGGGAATGTGGAGATGAACTACGAAGCAGTTACCCCTGACGATCTCGAACGAGAATTGAATACTGGGTTGCCTATGTATAGTGGCACAAGTCAGGTAGCATCACTGCTTCGGTATTTGAGGAAGAGTGCAGATGATATAATGAGTGGGTCACGAAACTATATTTAGCCTTTGAACTTTTTGATAGCACCACCAAGATTGTAACCCATACCAAACTTCTTTTGTGAAGTCATCATACCCATACCATCAGCAGTTTGATTTGTCATAGTGCCTTGACTTCTATTCTTTTCGGCAAGTCCACCCATCATCATAGGTTTTCTAACCATACCACCACCATACATTTTAGATGGGCGTTGTCCGTTGTTATATGTTTTACCTGTAGCACCTGCGATTCTATCAGCTTGAGTCGCTTTGTTAAATGGGGGTGCTAGTGCAGCAAATTTCTTTTGTTTAGGTGTCATTTATTTCTCCTTAGTCAAAAAATTTTTCTTCCAAGTAAGATGGAAGTTCTCTTGCATCAGAACGAGCAAGTTCTGTTACAAGAAAATCAGTCATTAATATACGAAATTCATCTAGTTTTATTTTGTCCATTTGTTCAGGATAAAGTAATACATCCTTTAATACTTTTGCAGCGTCAGGATCTCCTGCTGCCATTTTTACCATATCCATAGATGCGTTTAGTGATACTCTTATAGCAAACTCTGAACCAACATACGCAGGACTAACCATTCCTCTAGCTAAGTTGTATATTCTACTTAGAGCTTCTTGTATAGTAAACACGGCTTTTCTCATACCTGCAGGTTGTTGTGCAGCATCTAAATACTGACCTTTTCCTCCTGATGTATTTCTTAAATATTTCATTAACGCTGATAAATCTTCAATGTGATCTTGACTCATAACCTCGTCAATCACTTCTCTTGTTTGGGGATTTTCTAAAGCTTCAAGAATTAATTCTGGTTTTTCATAGGCAAATACTGAACTTCTATTTCCATCTATTTTAGTGATGAATTTATCTGGTACAATTTTTCTTTCACCAAGAGATAATAAACCCTCTATGACTTGTTTCGTTATAACAGCATCCACTTGTTTTTCGTAAATATCTAAATTTTCTGCTCCAAGTTTCATAAGATCGGACTTTAGTTGTCGTATACCTGAAACGTCTCCATTTTTTACATAGCTATCAAAAAATTGAGTTGAATCTGTAAATTTACCAATCTTCTTTAATCTTGTTATAAAATCTTGTTCAATAGCTAAACTATCTCTTATACCACTTCCTGCTGTTTTTAATCTGTTATCTATTTTAGTTTTAAATCTTGCGTATTGATCTTGAAGAACTTTATGTCTTTTCATTTGTCTGACAATATCTTTTTGATCACTAATTAGTTTTGCAAAATCTATAAGAGGTTCTGTATCAGGTTCTCCATTTCTTATTACCTTAACTCTAGTCAATTCTGTTAATTCATTAAGTTTATCAATATCTATATCATCAAAATTATATCCACCCTTTTGACCATCTAGAACTACTTTTGCTCTAGGACTAATACTTTCTATAGACTTGACTATAGAATCTCCCCAGTTTGTATAAACGCTTCCGTTTATAGCTTCTTTAATTACATCAAAAGCTTTTTTTGAATCAGGATCATCTAAATCAAAAACTTCATTAAAATTTTTTCTATCCGATAATTGTGTAAATATATTTGACTTGTGTCTTATTATACTTTTTTCTAATTGGTTCGTGGGATTTTTTACATAGCTTTGTATATCTTTTATTAAAGGGTCAAACAATTGTGAAGGTGTTTCTTTAGCAAATACAGCACGTGTATCCGTAGTTGCTTTTTCTCCTTTTGTGGTTGACAGAGGTATGACATCACTTTTAGATTTGTTGTAGACTGTCAGAGGGCCATTTCCTCTTGTCCTGTCAAATACGTTTGATCTATATATATCCTTTGCGTCTTGTTGCATATTTTGTAAATCACCTGCTGACCTTCTTATTAAGTCATCTATCTCGGTTTCAAAACTTTTTACTTCACGTGCAAGGTCAGGATTGTTTGTTCTGAAAGCGTTATTTCTAAATGCTGCTTGCAGATCCATAACTTCACTAGGTAAAGCTAAAAATGCTTCTAACGTATCTTCTTCAGAATCAGAATAATACATAGCTAAATCTAATTCATCAGCATCCTCAGATATAAATTTTGTATTTTCTACAGTATCACCTGCTGCATTTTTAACAGTTGGCTGTCTGTGTAAAGTTAAAAGTTTCTCTATCGTTGATTTACTAAACTTACTTCTTAAAGTTCGTACACCCATTTCTTTTATAGATGCTCTTAACGTATTAGCTAAAGGGCCGCTTAGAAATTTACCTTGAGCAGTAAAATATTTACCCAACGAAGTCTTATTAGTTGTAAATTCTTCAGACTTGGCATAAAGACTTTTTAACAAAGGCAATACATTTACGGTTTTATTTTCTGATAACATCGCTTCATCAAAATCTTTGTAACCTAATTTAGCTGTAGAATAAAATTTTAATATTCTACCTTCTATCATATCTTCAATCAAAACGTTCATATTTTTTTTGTAGTTAATATCAAACTTATTTTCGTTTATACTTTCTACACGATCAAAAAGAGCTTCATTAATTCTTTTAGCTATTTTCTCTATGGCTTGACCTCTGTTTAAATCAGGCTTTATATTCATATCTAATCTAAGAGATGCAGATACTAGTGTGTTAAACTCTGTACTTGTAAAATCTACGGATCGTTCATCTTTTAAAATTGCAGATAAAGTATCGTCTACAAGATTTTTTGCTTTTACTTTATCTTTAATTAACTCACCTTGAGTTCGTCTTATAGTGGATTCTAGTTTTCTTATTATGTTACCAACATCTTCGTTTGTATTAAAATCAACTCCAGATTTTAACATAGTATCTTTCATATTATTTATTACTCTGTCAGCAAGTTTCAATGCTTCTTCTTGTTGTATTTGAGAATCAACTATTGCATCAACATTTTTTAATGATGCCATGTCTCTTATATCAACGTTCGCTGATGCACCTTTTTCAACACCCTTTAACCATCCCAATGATGTTAAAGATGCAAATGTGGTTTGAAGAGAGTTTTTAACTTTCTCTTGTACACCTGCACCTTCTACAGATTTTATTATTCTTGCTTCTATTTGTGAAAATTCAGTGATTGAGTCCAGAACAAGATCTAAATTTTCTTCACTCATTTTTTCAGCTAACTTAAATACGTACTGTATTGCTGATCTTTGCTTCCTATCTAAAGTTTTACCTTGCCCTTTTAAAAAGTTTTCATATTTTAGTATGTTTCCATCTATAAAAAATTGTCTTGGAACGCCAACTATTGACCCTGATGCTGCAAGTAATTTTGACATTTCTCCAGTTACAGTAGGAGCTTTTCCACTGACTATAGATCCTATTCCTGATACAATATTAAAAGTTCCTTTTGCAAGAGTTTTACCACCTAATGCGTAAGCTACTGCACCTAAAGCTTGTGCGTTATAAAAATCAAAAGTAGCATCATCCCCTGTTCCTAACATTTCTGCAACAACAAATTGTGATATACTTGCAGGAGTTGATATTCCAAATCCCTCTCTAAATATAGGGTATGCACCTAGACTGTAGGTATAGTTTCTAAATAGCTTTCCTCTCACAGTGTTTATGTCGTTAGTTAACTTCTTATATTCTAAAGTTCCTTTTGCAAACTTTTTACGTTCTTTTATTAAATTATCTTTTGCAACCTTCATTCTATTTAAAGTATTAGATATTTTTTCTTGACCCAAACCTATATTAAGGTACTTATCATTTATAGATATCTGTTCTCCATCTCTTGTCATGGCTTTAGCTTTTTGTCTTAAAGACATACCTGCGTAAGCATCGATAGGTTTTTGTGCTTCTACTTTAGAAACTTTTTTATCTAACTTTTTTACTGCCATTTTACCAATCACACCTGATTGCTTGGCTAGTGTTGACATGCCTAATATGTTTTCTAGATATATTAAAAAGAATCTTTCACTTTTAGCTAATTGATCTATGCTTTCAAACAATAACTCATCTGCTTGTTCTCTATTTAAAAACTCTCTGTTGCCTACGACTTTACCTGATGTATCAGTTATTTCAGTAAGTTCTTTAAATCTTTCTTGAGTTATACCTCCGGGTTGACCAACTTGCTTTTGTAATTCTTCTATAATTACATTATTTATTTGATCTGAAAGTAACTCACCACCTATATAATTAAATATTTCTTTGTGTGACTTTGCCCATTTTTCTCTAGCTTCTGCAGAATTGCTCCAAGCTTGAGTAAAGTCTTGTCCTGAATCAAGCAAGTCTTTTGCTATATTACCTGCAATAAATGCTTCTCCTGCAAATGTAGGAAGATCAAGAAGTAGACCTCTTTGTGTTTCACTCATGGTTTCTATAAAGGTATTAAAAAAGTTACCAGTGGATACTCTATCTATTATAGCCTGCTCTACTCGTATCTCATCTTTTCTACTCATTTGTAAATCAGGATACTTTTCATTCATTTTACTGAATGTTCCATTTATTATCTTTGCAACTTCTATTCTACCTTCAGCGTATCTCTCTTGTTTAGTTTTTAAAACAGCATTAGAGTTATCTGCTGATGGTCTTACTTTAACACCTCTTGCAAAAGCTATATCGGGACCTTCTTCTTTTTTACCTCTTTGAGATAAATTAAAAGCATTTTTTAAAATAGTTTCATATTTTTTCTTAGACTTAGGTAAAGCAGGGTTATTATATAAACTATATACATTATATATTTTACTTCGTAGGTCGTCAGATAATTCTGGTATATCTTCTTTGTTTTGTAATTTTGTTAAAAAGTCATCGAAAGTTGATGCCTTTCGTTTCTCTTGTATATCTTCTTCTGCTGATTTAGCTAAAGATGTTCCTTCTGGTAGTCCTGCTTTACCTTGTGTTACAAGACCTTTTGGAGATGGTAGAATGTCTTTAGCCATAGATGCTTGTAAAACTTTAGATTCTTTTTTTACAAACTTTGATTTATCTTCTAATTTTATTTCAGGCTTTTCGGCATCAGATTGTTCCTTGTCTACTGTCTTTACAGCAATCACATCTTTCTTTTCTGGTGCAACGAATTGTGTATCATCTACAAATTTTGTTTCTTTGATATCTTCTTCTTCATCTGACTTTTTATCAGCGTCTATTCTAATACGTAAAGTACCTTTTTCATCGGCAGCACCCTCTTGTTTCGTTTTATCAAAATAGTCTACAATACCTTTCTTCTTCGCTTCTTCAGGAGTAAGACTAGGTAAGCTATCTATGCTCTGTTCTTCAACAAGAGTTGCCATTATATTTTATCTCCATCTTTTATTAGACTTCTAAGAACAATTTCCCCTGTATCAGTATTCAATACGTGAGTGTCAGCGTTAGGATCATTTGGATCTGTGATAGGCACAAACAGAGGTTCGCCACTACTATTTAAATCTGTTGATTTACGTACATATTCCCCCTGTGACATAGCACCACCAACAGTCTCGACTTCTTTTCTTATTTTGTGATAATTTTTTGCAGCGTATATTATTCGTCTTTCTTTTTCAGAAAGAACATTTGATCCACCTACAGATGATTTGTTATAGATATCATACAATAAACTTTTTGAATCTACTAAATCTTGGGTGTCGGCTAAAACTTTTTGTATGGCTGCTATTTGAGATCCAACGTTAGTAAATATGCCTACTGCTCCTAATCTTCTAAGTTGAACTTCAAAGTCTTGGTTTGATAATCTACCTGAAGGATCAGCAGCTCTTGCCAAAGTAAAAGCTAAACTTATTTTAAGTGATTCTATTTCACCTAATTCATCAACGTTTGTTTTGTTAAATACTTGTTGTATGGTTTGTTGAAAAGCTTCAGTGGTATCTTTATTAGGATCGTCTACGTCTTGACTTGCTAACATAGATGCAAGTTGGCTTACCTGACCTCCTTTGCCGAATATACCAAATCCTAGTTTGTACATCTCTTCGGCAAGACCGTCACTTGTTTTAATTTTATTTCTTAATTCTAAAAGACGTTGTAAATCGTTACGAGCTTTTACTGCGGCTTCAAAACCACTATTGTAATCTTCTTTTTTTACATTCAGTATAGCTAAAAGCTCTTCACCTCTAGGCATGCCAAACGTTAAGACACCATTTTTTTCTAGATCTGATCCGGGGCGTGTGGGTGTTGGTAAAGCTATGGACATTGTTAATATTTTTTGTCGAGTGCTTTTTTCACCTCTTCCAAAACTTTCATTCAAATAATTTATTACACCTTGTTTGTCAACTAAAGTAGGATCATTTACTTTAAATTTATTTAATTGAACAGCATGAAACAAGTAACCATATCCTTCTTTTATTTCATCTTGGTTTAAAAGAGAAGGACCTTTATCACTTTCAAATATTTTATTTGGAGCATACTTTGTAGTATAATCAAACAAAAAATGATTAACATCGTTGTAACCGTAGCTGTCTGCTAATTCAGTCATAAGATTACCTTCTTCTTTAGTTGCTTCGTATCCAAAAGCAAACTTTCTATCACCTTTCATAAATGGAATTAATAAAGTTGTTTTAAATAAATTCTTCTTACCTGACCTCGCATACGCTATAGCATTATTTTTTTTAAAAGTTTCATAAGATGTGCTTAAAGCATCTGAATCTTCTTTGGTGCTATCTTTGCCATCATACAAATCATACACAGACCCAATATTAAAGTCTTTTAACAATTCAGTATAGACTGGACTTTTTATTTCTCCATCTTTACCTTTAGTGCTTTCGTTTATAGAATATCCCTGCAAATAATTTACTTTGTTTTTTCTAAACACTGTATTTAAAAAGCCAAGTTCTTTTGCGTTATTGTTAAAATGTTTTCTAAAAGATATAACGTTTTTAGGATCAGCTAAATGATCTTGTAATGATCCCCAAAACATTGATGATCTTGTGTAGTTATCTTTTTGAATACCTGAATCAAAATAACCCTCTCTTGCTTTAAAAGAATAGTTACCTATTTTTATCGCATTGTTTGTGTCTAATCCATTAATAGTATTTGATATTTTATCCATATCAAGTTTTAATCTAGAACCTTCTCTACCAAATATATCAATTGGTTCTCTTTTTTCAAGCTGACCTTGTGCGTCTTTCAACATGTTTCCAACGGATTCAGGAACTCTTTTCTTTGGATCTAAAGATGCTTGTATCATCAAGTTTTCTATGTCGGCAACTCGTGCATCATCTGCACCACGAGCTTCTTGTTCCATAGCTATGTTACGTGTGAAACCGTTTGTTAATCCTTTTACAAAACCTAAAGCAAAACTTTTCATTATTTATCTTCTTCCGTGTTTAATTCTGCGTTTAAAAAGTTTTCTTCAAGAGGTTTGTTACCTTCACGTATAGACTCGTTTACGTTTTCTCTAATAAACTCAAACATACGTGGGTTGTTTGTTTTAATCATCCTGAAGAATGTTTTATCATCCATCACATCTTCTTCGCCTGCATTTTTGTTTTCAAACATGCGATACGGTATTCCCTCTTCTTCTGCCATGTGTGCAATGACAGTAGCCAACGGTGGCTTTATAAGTAACCCAACATCAGGTGTAAACTTGCCATCGTGAAATCCTTGTAATATATACCCTTCTACCATAGTCTCGACTGATACACCACCCAAAAGCAACTTCATCATTTCATCACGTGTTTTTTGTTTTTTAAGTGAGCCTATTGCTTTGGTCAGCACTATCTCTGGGTCTACATCTTGTGGGGGATTACCCCACGACCATCGTGTGTTATCCATAGTTAAAGAATGACCCGGAGGTGCTACAGCAAATTCATCCTTTGCTTCAACAGTTCCTCTCATGGGTTGCATTTCTTCGTTCATATCTTCCATCATCATGCTAAACCTCGTGACTTTCTAGATGTCTTTGTTTTCTTGGTCACCCCTTTGACAGTAGTTGATCCTATACCTATTGTTCTTTGCCCAGTTCGTGTTGTCGGAGATACAAGATAGTTTGAAAACATGTTGTTCATTTGTTGATTGTATGAACTATTTATCAACGCTGTCAACGCTGTTCGTACATCAGGATTGTTGTATCCTACGTTTACTCGTGTCGGTGCAACACCTGCCCTGCTCATTGCTCCTGACGTTCCTGCTAATTGTCCAACAGTTCTAGTAGATTTTCTCTGTGATGCAGGGGGTTGAAAATAGTTTGTTTTTCTGTTACCTTCACTATCTAATAAACCTGCTGATTTACTATAAGCTTCTGCACCCTTTTTTATAAATCCAAATGTGTCACTGTTGGTAAAACTTTTTACATCACCTATAAGTTGTTGACCTGCAGTTACTTCTTCTCCAAATTCTTGAATACTGTCATATCCCACTGTTTCTGCAACCCAGTCAACTCCTGTATCTATCCAATCTCCTATTGTATCAAAAAGACTCATATTTAAGCTCCTCTAATCCATGTTGCAAGCCAATTACCTACCCCTGTGCCAATTGCATCTTTTTGTTCTTGATCGTACAACTCTTGTGAGTTTGCAAATTCCATAGCCATAACGCCTATTTCGTGTTGTCTTTGTGCGGCCGACTCTGACTTTTGAAAGTTCCAAGCTGCATTATCTCTGTATTTTTGCCACAACTGAGACAGTGCAGTTTGTGTAAGATTATATTGATTTTGAACGTTTATTCTGTTGGTTTCATTTTGCAACGCTGTACCTGCAGTATTTACTTGTCGTCTCCATTGTGTATTCGATTGATCAATTGCAAACTTCATATTGGCATTAAACTTATCACGTGCATCTGTCATGGATGCGTTAAACTGGTTCATAGCGTTTGTTTCACCTGCATTAAATTGTTGTACGGCAGCAGTTCTGTTTGCATTGGCTGTTTCGACTTGTGATCCAAGCTCTGCAAAGAACTCTTGCACTTGTGTCTCATTCTTTGCATTGAACTCTCTTCGTGCATTTTCTTCTGCAGTGTCTTTAAACAAGCCTTGCGTCAACGCACTGTAACTAAGTTCATTTGACTTTTGTTGTGCAGATAAGTTGGCTGTATCGACAGCTAACAGTGATTGTGCATTGGTAACAGCACCTTGCAATCGTGCAGATAAGTTTGCTTTATCCATTGCAGCGAATGTGGCCGCATTAGTTAAGGCAGCCTGCTGTGAGTTATTTAGGTTTTGCAGTTGGATAGTCGCATACTTGTTTGCATCTTGGGCTGCAATCGGAATACCTGATTCCATAACAGCTTGAGTTATGGCCGCAGAAGCCATGCTTGATGCACCCAGACCCCTTGCTTGCATAACTGCTGACACTTTACGAACGGCAGGAGCTGCCCACGGAGGTAGCTCTTCACCTTCTTTAAGAGATTCAAACAGACTACCGAGTTGAAATTTTACTGTGGCTCTTTGGTCTAATTCGGCTTGTGCAGGATCAACTATAGATTGTTGGCTGACAGTTCCCTGTGGTATGCTAGATATTACACCTTTTGCGTCTGTTATCTGTGCAGCTTTTGCTTCACCTATTTGAGGTACGTTTGTTGCAACGGAACTTATTTGTCCTACACCCTCTTGACCCACTGGCTTTGCAGGGGTAATTGGTACTATCGGTGATGCAACGGATGAAGTTACATCGCCAGTAACAGTTGCTCCTGTTGTTGTTTGCAACTCATTTGATTTTACGGTAGGTAGTACAGCTTCGACTTTAGGCATAACACCCTGTTGTCCACTGGCAAGTTTACCTATTTCTTCTCTGAGTTGATCGTCTGTGGTTATTGCTGCCATATTTGTATTTCCTGTATTTGTACTTCCTGTCGTCTTTGCTACAAAGTTAGCATCAGGGTTGAATCCCATTCTTTTTGCGTAAGCTCGATAAGCTTTATCTGTGTAACTTATTGCTCCTGATGATGCCATTCCAAAGTAGGGAGAATAA